TGCTGGCCGGCCTCGGCGCATGGATGGGGCTTGACCCACCGTTCGGCCTGTTTGTGCTGTGGGCTCACGGACACAAGGTGCGCCCCATTGCGCGCTGGACTGGCGACAGGTGGTGCATGACCGGAGTCAAGGTCAGTAAGTGAGCAAGGGCAGCAACCGACGTCGAGAGGATCGCCAGGCGGTCGAGGCGAATTGGGACAGGATCTTTGGCTCTAAAGAAATTCCGGTTGACCGTCGTGCGACCAGCCCATCCAGTGAATCGTCGGATGACGACTCCGGGCCGGCGGACAATCCCCCGCAAGAGCGGGCGGACGCACAGCTCACGCCTATCCAGCGGCGGTGACCGGAACCCTATATGTGCAAGTGCAGGGAACGGCGGGAATGGATTCTCGACCAGGCGCGCAAAGCATGGCGCTATCTGACCAAGGCGGAAGCTGATGCCCTCCGATCTGCTAGCACTGTTCGAACGGCTGGTGATGGCAGTGGAGGAACAGAACCACCTGATCGGGCAAGTGCTGCAGATCAACGCAGCACTTCTTGAAGACGCTGCAGGGCAAGAAGAAGAGCCCGAGCACACGAGCTACCTGAGCGGCAAGCCCGACCGATGAGGTATGGCAACGGCCGCGGCGGTCGACCGTGGCGACGGCTCAGGCAATCCATCCTCGATCGGGATGCGCACCTCTGCCAGCCATGCAGGCGCAAGGGGCTGCTAGTGCTGGCAACCCAAGTCGACCATATCGTGCCCCTCTCCCAAGGTGGCACCGATGTGTCCGAGAACCTGCAGTCCATCTGCGACGACTGCCACGACGCGAAGTCCGCGCGCGAGGCTGGAGCCAAGCCGATCGTGGGCTGCGACGCCGAGGGCTGGCCCGCCTAGGGGGGGGGCAGGCTCGACTTGAAACTGAACTGCAGCGGACACCGCGCCCGATCTGAATTTTTCGCATCCGCAATTCCCAAGACGACCTGAATGCCGAAGCCTCGACTGCCCGCTATGAAGGCCGAGGTATCGGGGGCGGCGTTGCATGACCCCGGCCGATTCGCCGAGCGCAAGGCACCCAAGCGGACCCGCCCGCTGGGTGAGCCGTATCTCCGCATGACCGATGCGCAGAAGGAAGCGTGGGCTGAGTACGCAGCGGAGATGCCATGGCTGCATTCGGTACATCGTCCATTGCTGCGCCTGGCGTGCATCTGGACGGCGCGAATGGATGAGGCTGATTTCGGCGTCTCGGCCACGCAAGCCCTCAGTTCGATCCTGTCGAAGCTCGGGGCGACGCCGGTCGACGAGACGAAGGTGAACCACGATGCCGGCGACGACAGCGATCCGGCAGACCGATTCTTTGGCCGACCGAACTAGGGCCTACGCCGAGGCGGTTGTCTCTGGCGAGATTGTCGCGGGGCCGCACGTCCGCAACGCCTGCAGGCGTCATCTCAAGGATCTGCAGGACGGCCATGAGCGCGGCTTGTGGTTCGACCACGAGGCCGCGCAGTACGCCTTCGATTTCTTCGAGGGGGTGCTGAAGCTCTCGGAAGGGCAGTTCGACGGCCGCGCCTTTGAGCTACATCCATCGCAAGCCTTCATCGTGGGGTCGCTGTTCGGTTGGAAACGGGAAGACGGCCGAAGGCGGTTCCGTCGTGCCTACGTCGAGCAGGGGAAGGGCAACGGTAAGTCACCACTGGCCGGTGGCATCGGCCTGTTCGGCATGGTGGCCGACGGGGAGGCGGGGGCGCAGATTTACGCCGCCGCGGCCAAGCGTGAGCAAGCGGGCATTCTGTTCGCCGACGCGGTGAAGATGGTGAAGCAGTCTCCGGCGTTGTTGAAGCGCACGGAGTTCAGCGGCGGCCCGGGGCGGGAATACAACATCGCCCACCATGCCAGCGGGAGCTTCTTCCGGCCCGTTTCACGAGACACGGGCAAGACGGGTTCTGGCCCGCGTCCGTACTTCGTGCTCGGGGACGAGGTGCACGAGCTGCCTGATCGCAAGATCCTCGAAATGCTGGAGCGCGGCTTCAAGTTCCGCCGCAACCCGCTGCTGTTCATGATCACCAACAGCGGCACGGACCGAAATTCCGTGGCGTGGGAGGAGCACGAGCACGCCGTCAAGGTGGCGGCGGGGCACACGGAGGCCGTGAACGATCCGACATTTGTCGGTGAACCGCTGGACGACTCGACCTTCAGCTATGTCTGCTCGCTCGATGAGGGCGACGACCCGCTGAACGATCCGACGTGTTGGATCAAGGCCAATCCCCTTCTCGGCGTCACGATGGAAGAGGAAACGCTGGCTGGGATCGTGGCGCAGGCCAAGGCGATTCCGGGCCAGTTGAACGGCATTCTCCGCCTGCACTTCTGCGTCTGGACGGATGCGGAAACCGCGTGGATGACGCGAGCGACGCTGGAGCCTTGCCTCCACGAGTTCGATCCCGCGGAGCACCATGGCGAGGACGTGTTCCTCGGGATGGACTTGTCGCAGAACCGCGACATCACGGCGATTGCGGCAGTCGTCCAGACGGGGACGGACGAGCACGACAAGCCGCTGTACGACGCCTGGATCGAGGCGTGGACACCGGGTGACACGCTGCAGGCCCGCGAGTTGCGGGACAAGCTGCCGTATCCCCTATGGGCGCGCGACGGGTATATCCACGCGCCTGCGGGCGAGTCGATCAGCTATCGGCACGTGGCGCAGACCCTCGTCGAGTACGGGCGGGACTACAAGGTGCGGCTGGTCGCCTACGACCGCTTCGCCTTCAAGAAATTCGAGGAGGCCGCCGAACAGTGCGGCCTGCAGCTCCCGTATGTGGAGCACCCACAGGGTGGGCTGAAGAAAGGCAAGCCGACCGAGAAAATGGCCGAGGCAGCGAAGCGCGCCGGCAAGCCCGCCGAAGGGCTGTGGATGCCAGGCTCCGTGCGGTTGTTGGAAGACGCCCTGCTCGAAGGCCGCATCCGGCTGAAGAAAAACCCAGTCCTTGTCTCCGCAATGATGTCTGCGGTGACTGAGGAGGACAAATGGGGCAACCATTGGCTCTCGAAGCTGAAGTCAGTGAACAAGATCGACGCCGCCGTGGCGTTGGCGATGGCGATTGGTGCCGCGAGCGCCGCCGTCCCCGATAGACCGAAACATCAGATGTTTTTCCTCTGACCCCGCTACGGCGGGGTTTCGCATTTCTGGAGCCATGAAATGACGATGCACCGGGCGTACTCCGTCCTTCATGTGAAGGACGTGAGCGCCGAAGGCGATGTCGTGCGCATCAAGGGCATTGCCTCCACGCCCTCCCCCGATCGCATGGGCGACATCGTGGAGCCAATGGGCGCGAAGTTCGCCTTGCCGATGAAGCTGCTGTGGCAGCACCAGCATTCCGCTCCGGTCGGCAACGTCACGTTTGCCGAACCCACGGCCAAGGGCATTCCGTTCGAGGCCGAGCTGCCGGTCATCAAGGAAGCGGGGCGCCTGAAGGATCGCGTGGACGAGGCGATCCACTCGCTCAAATACAACCTCGTGTCGGCGGTCTCGATCGGCTTCCAGGCGATCGACGGTGCCGTGGAACGCATGAAGAGCGGCGGTTTGCGCTTCAAGGAATGGGAGTGGCTGGAGCTGTCGCTCGTCACGATCCCAGCCAATTCCGAGGCGGTCATCACCGCCATCAAGTCCATCGACCAAGAGCACCTGTCCGCGTCAGGACAAGAGGCGCAGGCGGTCGTGTCTCCCGGCGATTCGGGAACCAAACCGGCCCGCAAGGGCCCCGTCAAATTGATCCCGAGGGGACACAAGTAAATGACCACCAAGACTGTCGGCGAGCAGATCGCCGACCTCGAAAACACCCGTGCCGCGAAGGCCGCGCGCATGGACGAAGTGATGCAGAAGGCGATTGGCGAAGGCCGTTCGACCGACGAAGCTGAAGCCGAGGAGTTCGACACGCTCTCCGATGAGCTGAAGACCATCGACGCTGACCTCGTTCGCCTGCGTCAGCTCGAAAAGCTAAACGCCACGAAGGCGGCTCCCGTGCAGGGCGCGAACGCCCGTCAGGGCGAGCAGTCCCGCGAAGGCGTGACGCTGAAGGCCAAGCAGCCCGAGCTGGAGAAGGGCATCGAGTTCGCCCGCTATGCGCTCTGCATCGCGGCGTCCGGTGGCGTGCCCAGCGAGGCGTTCAACCTCGCCAAGACCCACTACGGTGACAATGAGCGCATCGTAAAGGCGCTCGGCCTCCGTGCTGCGCTGGGCGGCAATGGCAATCTGGAGCACCACATCAAGGCCAACGTGACGGCGGCCTCGACGACCGACTCGACGTGGGCCGGTGCGCTGGTGGACTACCAGAACTTCGCGGGCGACTTCATCGAGTACCTGCGTCCGCAGACCATTTTGGGCAAGTTCGGCACGGGCAATATTCCGTCGCTGCGCCAAGTGCCCTTCAACATCCAGGTTGCGGGCCAGACCTCCGGCGGCGCTGGCTACTGGGTGGGTCAGGGCAAGCCGGTTCCGCTGACCAAGTACGACTACGCCAACGTCCAGCACACCTGGGCCAAGGTCGGCGCGATCTCGGTCCTGACGGAAGACTCGATCCGCTTCAGCAATCCGGCGATTGAGCGCCTTGTCCGCGACAGCCTCCGCGATTCGCTGGTGGCGCGCATGGACCAGGACTTCGTCGATCCGACCAAGGCGGCCGTTTCTGGCGTCTCCCCGGCCTCGATCACCAACGGTGTCACGGAGCTGTCGTCCAGCGGTTCGGATGCCGACTCGGTTCGTGCGGACATCCGTGCGCTGTTCGCGCCGTTCATCGCGGCCAACAACCCGCCGTCGCAGGCAGTGCTCATCATGACCACGACCACGGCGCTTGCCCTGTCGCTCATGGTGAACGCGCTGGGTCAGCCAGAGTTCCCGAGCATCTCCATGAACGGCGGCACCCTGATGGGTATTCCGGTCATCGCGTCGGAATACCTTGACAACTCGGCCGGTTCGGCGGGCGGTCTGGTGATCCTTGCGAACGCGAAGGACATCTACCTGTCGGACGACGGCGTGGTCACGGTGGACATCTCGCGCGAAGCCTCGCTCCAGATGCTCGATAACCCGACCAACGATTCGGTAACCCCGACTGCGACCACGATGGTGTCGATGTTCCAGACCCACTCGGTGGCCCTGCGTGCGGAGCGCGTTGTCAACTGGTCGAAGCGTCGCAGCTCTGCTGTGTCGTACCTCGGCTCGGTGACCTGGGGTCAGTAAGCCCCGTGTGCTGGGGGCCTTCGGGCCCCCAGCCTTTTTGGGAGTTCGCATGAAGGTTGAAGTAACTGTCGCCGGCAAGCCATATCGTGACAAGGCCATTGGCGACTCGTTTCAGGTGACGCCCGTTGAGGCCAAAGTCTTGGTCAAGCTCGGCCGCGTCACGTACACCGACAAGGCCGGCGTGACGGTCGAAGTGCCGCCTGAAGTGGTCGAGGAAGTCGTGAAGCCGCGCCGCGTATACCGCCGTCGGGACATGAAGGCCGACTGATGCGCATCTTCGGGCTGGACATTCGATTTGCTAAGGATCTCTCGCCCGTTGACAGCAACCGTGGCTGGCTGTCGCTGATCCGCGAGCAGTACCAGGGCGCATGGCAGAACAGCGACCCGCTGACCGTCGATAGCCAGCTCTCGCACTACGCGGTCTATGCCTGCGTGTCCCGCATTTCCGAGGACATGGGCAAGCTACGCCCGCGCCTGGTGGAGCGCGACGAGGACGGCATCTGGACGGAGACGACCAGCCCTGCGTTTAGCCCGGTCCTACGCAAGCCCAACCGCTACCAGAACCACATCCAGTTCAAGGAGCTTTGGGCGATCTCCAAGCTCACCCGAGGCAACACCTACGCGCTCAAGCAGCGCGACAACCGGGGCGTGGTCATTGCCCTCTACATTCTGGACCCGTGCCGCGTGACGCCTTTGGTGTCCGAGGACGGCTCGGTCTTCTATGCGCTCAAGGTGGATAACCTGAGCGGCGTGCAGCAGGAAGTGACGGTTCCTGCCTCTGAAATCATCCACGACCGGATCAACTGCCTGTTCCACCCGCTCGTGGGGATCTCGCCGCTGTACGCCTGTGGCTTGGCGGCGGCACAGGGCTTGTCGATCCAGTCGATGAGCAAGACGTTCTTCACCAACGGCGCGCGGCCCTCCGGCGTGCTGACGGCACCGGGAACCATCTCCGATGAGGTCGCCAACCGACTGAAGACCTCGTGGGAGGAGAAGTTCACCGGCACCAACGCCGGCCGCGTGGCGGTGCTGGGAGATGGCCTGCACTACGAACCGATGGTCATGACAGCGACCGACGCGCAGTTGATCGACCAGCTCAAGATCACCGCGGAGATGGTCTGCACCGCGTTCAAGGTGCCGCCGTTCAAGATCGGCCTCGGGCAGATGCCGACCTACCAGAACGGCCAGACACTCAACACGATCTACTACACCGACTGCCTGCAGTCCCACGTCGAGCAGTTCGAGCTGTGCATGGACGATGGGCTCGGCATCGGCGAGGGCGTCAGCATCGGCGGCCGGACCTTCGGCGTGGACCTCGACGAGATGGGCCTGCTGCGCATGGATTCGGAAACCCAGATCCGCATGCTCGGCGAAGGCGTCAAGGGGTCCATCCTCAAGATCGACGAAGCCCGCGCCGCACTCAACCGCAAGAAGGTGCCGGGCGGCGACACGATCTGGTCCCAGCAGCAGAACTACTCGCTGGAGGCGCTCATGAAGCGCGACGCCAGCGCCGACCCCTTCGGCACGGCCACGCCTCCTCCCGCTCCTCCCGTCGAGCCTGCGAAGGCGTTCGATCGGCAGAAGGCGATGGACGCATTTGACACGGAACTCGCGGCATGACCGATCCGATTGAGTGGGGCCGCGACCTTGCGCGCCGCGTCAAGACCTACGTGGGCGAGCAGTTGCAACCCCTGGCCGACCGCATCAAGGCGCTGGAGGAACGCGCGCCCGAACGGGGCGAGAAAGGCGACCCCGGCGAGAAGGGCGCGGATGGCCTGCGCGGCGAGAAGGGTGATCCGGGCGAATCCATCAAGGGCGACAAGGGCGATCCCGGAGAGAAGGGCGAGAAAGGCGAACCGGGCCAAGACGGGGCGAGCTTCACGCTCGACGAGGTACGCGCCTTGGTGCAGGAGGCCGTGTCCGCGGAGCGCGAAAAGTGGGCGCTGGAAACCGAAGCCAAGCTCGCGAACGCCATCCTCGACATTGAGCGCCGCGCGCAGGACACGCTGCAGCGGGCGGTCGACCGCATGCCTCCGCCGAAGGATGGCAAGGACGGCAAGGATGGGTTGGGGTTCGACGATCTGCAGATGCACTACGACGGCGAGCGCCATTTCACCTTCAGCTATGCGCAAGGTGATACCGAGAAGTCATTCTCGTTCGTGATGCCGGTGGTGCTGTATCGCGGCATCTTCAAGGAAGGCTCCGAGTACGAACAGGGCGACATGGTGACGTGGGGCGGCTCGACTTGGGTCGCGCAGTCGGATACCAAGGCCAAGCCGGGTGACGGCGAGGAATGGCGCCTCGCGGTGAAGAAGGGCCGCGACGGCAAGGATGGCGACAAGGGCGCCCCCGGTGAGAAGGGCGAGCGTGGCATGCCGGGCAAGGATGGTTTGAACGGGAGGGATCTGCGGTGACGATGCTCGTCTCGCTGGATCAGGCCCGCGCGCAGACCAAGGCCGACACCACGGACGGTGACACGCATCTCACCCTGCTCATCAAGGCGGCCTCCATTGCGGTCCTGAACTACATCCGCAATGGCGCGGACGAGTTCACAGATTCGGCGGGCGATGCGATTGAGGACAGCAGCGGCAATGTCCTTGGCGTCCCGGAGGACGTGCAGCTGGCTGTGCTGTATCTGGTGGCGTGGTTCGACAAGAACCGCGACTCGGACCAGATGAATGAGTTTTCGCGCGGCTGGCTGCCGGCCCCAGTGGTCACGCTTCTTGGCCCGTATCGCGATCCGGGGATGGCATGAGCCTGTCGGCCGGGAAGCTGCGGCATCGTCTGCGGATCGAGGAGTACGTCGCGCTGGAGGACAGCCATGGCGACCCGATCCAGGACGCCACCACGGGCGAGATCAGCAAGGCGTGGGAAACGGTCGCGACCGTGTGGGGTGCGATCGAACCGCTGTCTGCCCGCGAGTATGTGCAGTCCGGTGCCAAGCAGTCGGAAATGGCTGCACGCATCACGATCCGTTATCGGTCGGGCCTGACCGCCGCCATGCGCTTCGTGCACGTGGTGAACGGTGTCGATGGGGAGATTTACAACCCGGCCGGCATCCTGCCGGATTACAACAGCCTGCAGGATTATCTGACGATCCCGTGCGGGCAGGGCGTCAACGAGGGCGAGTGAGCACGTTTGCGGTTCTGGCGACCGGCCCGAGCATGTCGCAGGCCGTGGCCGATCGGGTCCGGCATCTGCGCTGCGTCGCGGTGTCGAATGCCTATCAGCTCGCGCCGTGGGCGGAAGCCATGGTCTCGGTGGACGTGGCATGGTGGAAGCACCATCCGGAAGCCTTGGTCTTCCCCGGCCGCAAGTTCTGCGTCGGCCAGGTCGAAGGCACGGAGCAATACAAGATCCCCGGCGGCTCCAATTCGGGGCTGATGGGATTGCACATCGCCCACATGCTCGGTGCGACGCGCATCCTGCTGTTGGGCTTCGACATGCACGGGACGCACTACTTCGGACCGCATCCGAAGGCGCGGGTCGGGGGCACACACTACGAATTAAAGAACACCCCGGACCATCGGTTCGAGGTGTTCAAACGGCAGTTCGCCTATTGGAAGCGGTGCACGGTCATCAACTGCACGCCCGGTAGCGCCTTGGACTGCTATCCCAAGATGGATCTGGCGGATGCGTTGCTGGCTGAACCTGCGCCACGGAGTCCCTGAGCGCCGAGCGGCGTTCATGGCTGGGCTGCGACGCTGCGGCTATGCGGTCATTGACGGCCTGACGGAATCTCCCCGCGACGGGGACGTCCTGGTCACGTGGAACCGCATCAGTGCGGGAGAGCGGTCGGCGCAGGCATTCGAGGCCCGAGGGCTGCCGGTGCTGGTCGCCGAGAACGCGGCGTGGGGCAACGACTTCGTCGGGGGTCAGTGGTATTCGCTGGCGCGCGGCAAGCACAACACCGCCGGCTGTTTCCCGGCAGGGGATGGCTCCCGGTGGGATGCCTTGGGCGTGGAATTGACGTCATGGCGATCCGGGCATGAGGTCGTGATCCTGCCGCAACGCGGGATCGGCCCCGAAGGCGTCGCCATGCCGCAGGGCTGGGCCGAGAAGACGCAGGCGCGAGTCGGCGGACGCATCCGTCGCCATCCCGGCAGGCGGCCGTGTACGCCCCTGCATGACGATCTGGCGCACGCCCGCTGCGTATGGACGTGGGGCAGTGGCGCGGCCATCAAGGCGCTGCTGTGGGGCATCCCGGTGCATTCGGAGATGCCCGGATGGATCGGGCAACAAGACAACACGGACGCGGGGCGGTTGGCGATGTTTCGCCGCCTCGCGTGGGCGCAGTGGCGACTGTCTGAAATCGAATCCGGCGAGGCGTTCGCAAGACTCCTATGAAACTGCTGTTCACCGGACGAGGCGGGACGGCAGGCAGTTGGGAGGTGCGCGGGCGTCAGCTCGGTCATGCGTGCGGGGCGAAGGTCAAGCCGCTGGCGACGGGCACTGACATCCGCGAGTCGGACCTGACCGTGGTCGTGAAGCGCGTGCCGGATGCCTTGCTGGCGTCCCTGCGCGGTCGGCGGTGGGCGTACGACATCGTCGATGCCTATCCGCAGCCGGAGTCCGCGCTGTGGGAGCAGAAAGATGCGATCGGCTGGGTCACCCGGCAGATTGAGCGCCTGAACCCGACGGCGGTGATCTGGCCGAACCAGCGGATGCGCGATGACTGCGACGATGGCCGCCCCGGCATTGTCCTGAAGCACCACCACCGCCCGAACATCAAGCGCAATCCGATCCGCGAGCACGTGCGCACCATCGGCTACGAAGGCCGTGCCGCCTATCTCGACGGCTGGATGCCGGTGATCGAGCGCGAATGCAAGAAGCGGGGCTGGGCGTTCGTCGTCAACCCGACGCATTTGGCCGATCTCGACATCGTGCTCGCCCTGCGTGGTGGGCAGTGGGATGGCTACGCGGCGAAGCATTGGAAGTCAAACGTGAAGTTGGCGAACGCACACGGCAGCGGAACGCCCTTTGTAGGGCAGGCCGAGTGTGGGTATCTGGAAACCGCGTCCGGCTGCGAATACTGGGCGGCGGAACCTGCAGGACTGGGAACCTGTTTCGACTGGCTCGTGAGCCAATCGGCACGGGAACACATCTCGGATCGCTTCGTGCAAAAGGCGTATCCGGTGGAGCAGGCGGCAAAGGATCTGCGGACGTTTCTGGATGCGCTTTGACTTCCTCGTGACCCCAGCCACCGCTCCGAAAGGGCGGCAGATGATCGAGGCCATGTTCCTTGGCGCAGTCCGCCTGGGGCTGGATGGCGCGATGGTGGTCCGAGGGGTGCCGCGCAAGGACGCGGTGCTCGTGCTGTACGGCATGGGCGGATCGGACAGGCTTCCGCTCGCGCAGGCGCACCAGCGACAGGGTGGGCGTGTCATCGCGTTCGACGCGGGGTATTGGGACCGCAAGGGCGCCAATCGGCGATTTCGTGTTTCGCTGGATGGATTACATTGCCCTGCGCGGATCATGGCCGGACGCAATCCGGGTCCGGCCCGGTTCGAGTCGTCCCAGCTTGCGGTAGGACGGAGTGGCAATTCGGCAGGACCCATCCTGCTGATCGGTAACGGCCCCAAGTCCAATGCCATCGGCGCGCAGGGATGGACCGCCCGCAAGTCCGTGGAGTTGCGCAAGGCGTTCCCTGGCAAGCGACTGCTCTACCGGCCGAAGCCCAAGAAGCCGGCTGAACGCAACGTGATATTCGACGGGCTGTCGGCCAATCCGATCGACGATGCCCTGAAAGGCATCTCGCTCGTGGTGTGCCGGCATAGCAATGTCGCCGTGGATGCAACGCGCTTGGGTGTCCCCGTGGTGTGCGAGGACGGCGCGGCGGCGTCGATCTACCCCAGCATGCTTGCCCGTTTCAGGGAGCAGCCCAGCGCGACCACGCGGCTGGAGTTCCTGCATCGCCTCGCCTGGTGGCAGTGGTCGCACAGCGAGAGCGACACCTTTTGGCCGTGGATGCTGGAGCAGCTTGCGTGAGGTACGACAAGCCCTTCCGGCACGCGGTTATTGACGACTACCTGTCGGCCGACACCGTGCGGCAGATCAATGCCGAATGGCCCGCTTCCGACTGGACGCGGGAAGACGGCAAGGGCCAGCGCAAATGGAGCCGCGAGCGCCTGACCCCGACTGCCTTGGCGGTCGCGCGGTCGGTGGACGTGGCGATGCTGGAGGACATGACCGGCATCAGCGGGTTGTTTGCAGACCCCGAGTTCTACGGGGCCGGATTGCACTGCATACCGCCAGGTGGGTTCCTGAAGATGCACGTGGACTTCAACCTGCACCCGAAGGGCTGGCACCGCCGCGTCAACGTCCTGATTTATCTCAATGAGGTCTGGCACGACGACTGGCTTGGCCACCTGCAGCTCGGGCTGAAGAAGCCCAAGTGCATTGCTCCCATCGGTGGGCGCTGCGTGGTGTTCGAGACGAACGGCGCGAGCTGGCACGGACATCCCGAGCCGCTCGCCTGCCCGGATGGCGTCCAGCGCCGATCGCTCGCCCTCTACTACTACACGGCCGAGCCTCCGAAGGGCGAAGCCCACAGCACGATCTATCAAAAATGAAACTGAACCTCGGCGCTGGGAAAATGCGGTTGCCGGGGTTCATCAGCATCGACATCCAGCCGCATCCCAAGATGGGTGCGCCGGACATCATCGCTGACGTGCGCAAGGTGCCGCTGCAGGACGGCTACGCCGATGAGGTGCATGCGTACCACGTCATCGAGCACTTCGCCCGCTATGAGGCGAATGAGCTGGTGGGCGAGTGGCGCCGGCTCCTGAAGGAGGGCGGCCTGCTGGTGCTGGAGCTTCCGAATCTGGAAGCGGCCTGCCGCAACCTCTTGGCCGGCATGACCGACCAGATGGCGATGTGGCCCATCTACGGAGATTGGAACCACCGCGACCCGTACATGCTGCACAAGCACGGCTACACACCCGCGAGCATTCGGGCGCTGCTGGTCGAGTGCGGACTGAAAGACATTCGCGTGCTGCCTCCGCAGACGCACGGACGGCGAGCCAACCGCGACATGCGGGTGGAGGCGAGGAAGTGAAGGTCTACATCGGCCATGACCGCCGCGAGCAGGCGGCCTATGACGTGGCGGTGCGCAGCTTGCATGCCTACCGCTGGGATGTCGAAGTCATCCCACTGAAGTTGGAGCGCCTTGCGTCATCGGGGCTGTTGCGCCGGGCGATGGACATGCGCGGGCAGATGTATGACCTGCCGAGCAACGCTCCATGCGCCACTGAATTTGCGATCAGCCGCTTCCTCGTGCCGATGCTCTGCCAGTCGGGCTGGGCACTGTTTGTGGACTGCGATGTCGTCTTCATGGGCGACGTGGCCGAACTATTCGAGCTGGCCGACCCGTCGAAAGCCGTGATGGTGGTGAAGCATCGGCAGTTCGGCGGCGGGACCAAGATGGACGGCCAGGTGCAGACGCACTACAGCCGCAAGAATTGGTCGAGCGTGATCCTGTGGAACTGCGACCATCCTGCAAACCGTCGGCTATCGCTGCAGGACGTGAACGAACGACCCGGCCGGGATCTGCACGCCTTCTACTGGCTGGCCGATTCGGAAATCGGCGAGTTGCCTGGGGAATGGAATTGGCTGGTGAACGTCGAGCCAAAACCCGAGGCGCCCAAGATCGCCCATTTCACCGAGGGTGGACCGTGGTTCCCGAATTGGCGGGGCGCCGAGCACGACGAGATCTGGCTGCGCGCCAGCACCGAGACACGCGATGGCGAATGAATTTGCGATCCATGGCCTCGACGGCGTTCTGGACAAGATGAAAAAGCTAGGCCCGACCCTCGCGGCGAAGGGTGCGCGCACGGCAATGCGCAAGGCGGCCAACGTCGTCAAGAATGCGGCCGTTGCCAAGGCGCAGGCATTCGATCGGCCGGAGACGCCGCTGTCGATCGCCAAGAACATCGCCGTGCAGTTCGGCAGCAAGCAGTTCAAGCAGACCGGCGACATCCTGATGCGGGTCGGTGTGCGGGGCGGGGCCAAGTCCTATGCAAACACCAACTTCAACCGCCAACGCAAGCGGGTGGGTCAGCAGTATGCGACCGAGGGCACGACCTTCTACTGGCGCTTCCGTGAGTTCGGCACCTCGCACCAGCGGGCGCAGCCGTTCATGTTGCCGTCGCTGGAGGAAAACGTGGGAACGGCCACGGATGTGGCGGTCTCTGAGTTGAACAAGCAGCTCGACAAACTGGCGAAGTGATGTTCCCACCCCTTTTTGCAACCCTCAACGCCTCGACCGCGGTCAAGGCGGCGTTGGGCACGCCCCTGCGCGTCTATGCGTTCGGCGAGTCCGAGCAGGAGGGCACCAAGCCCTACGCGGTCTGGCAGACCGTCGGCGGCGAGCCAGCCAACTGCCTCGCGGGCACCCCTGATACGGACCGCTTCGCCGTGCAGATCGACGTGTACGGCAAAGGCATGGATGCCGTGCGCGCTGCGGCCTTGGCGATCCGCGACGCGATCGAGCCTGTGGCCTACATCACCGCCTACAACGGCGAGTTCCGCGAACCCGACACGAGGCTCTATCGCTACAGCTTCACGGTTGAGTTCCTGACTCAACGCTAGGCGCTCACGCGCCTGACAGAAATCGCGGCGTGCACCCGCGATCAGACCGCCGAGAGGCGGCCTTTCCCATCCGGATGGAGATACACCTGAAATGAGCAAGCTGACCCAGGGGACGCAGATCTACGTGATCCACCCCGACACCGAAGCCGTGGTCGAAGTGGACTGCGCGACCACGTTCAACCCTGGCGGCAACCCCGCCGACCAGCTCGACGACACGTGTCTGTCCGACACCACCGCGAGCTTCAAGCCGGGCTTGCGCAAGCCGACGGCCGCGACGATCGGCCTGCGGCCCGATCCCAGCAACACCACGCATACGGCGATGCACGGCTGGTCGCAGCGCGATCCGTCGCCGACCCTGAAGTGGGCGGTGGGCTGGTCGGATGGCATCGACGTGGTGCCGACCGTGGATTCCAACGGCAACTTCAATCTGCCGACCACGCGCACTTGGTACACGTTTGAGGGCTACATCGCGGACTTCCCGTTCGACTTCGCCGGCAATGCGCTGGTCGAGTCCACGGTCACGGTCCAGCGCACGGGCGCCTCGACCTGGACGGCGAAGGCTTAACGGCCTGAATGACTTTGGGGAGTCCGGCTCTGCCGCCTCGCCGTCGGCATCCGGCCCCCACCAAACGGCGAACAAATCATGGATCTGCAGCAATTGCAGCGGATGGGTGCGTTCGTGCCCAAGAAGCTGTTCAAGCGTGATGTCGAGATCAAGCGTCCTCTCCTGAAGCCACAGGAGGAGTGGGCGGACCCCGAAGTCCCTGAGCGGACCGGGGAGTGGGAGGACGCCACGATCACGGTCTACATCAGGCGCGGCTCATCGGCCGATGCGCTGGAGATCGCGAACGCAGCCCAGCGTGAACGCCCCTTCGTCGCGGTGTATCGCTCGATCTGCGACGAACACGGCAAGCCGCTGTTTCCGTCCCTAGAGGATGCGATGCAGCTCGACGTGTGGCTGGCCTTTCCGTTGTTTAAGGAAATCACGGCCGTCACGCAGATTGGTGAGCCAAAAAACTCACAGCCGAGGATGAGTTCTGGTGCGAGATCGCACTCGCCCTCGGCGGCCGCTCGATCCAAGAGTGGCAACACGCGATCGACCTCGACGAACTCGCCGTCTGGCGAGCCTACCGAGCCAAGCGCGGCCCCCTCAGTCCCTTGATGCGTACCGACCACGCCATCGCCCGCCTGACGGCGGCGGTGGGGATGTTCGCGGGCGCCAAGGACCGGGCGACGGGGCAACCGTTCACACCGTCGGCCTTCATGCCCTTCATGGATGAAGCGCCGATCTCCCTTGAAGACGCGATGCGGACCTGGAAAGACTAAATGGCTTCTCGTTCGCTCGGCACGCTGACGCTCGACCTCATCCTGAAGATGGGCGGCTTCACGTCCGGCATGGATCAGGCCGCGCGCCAGACCGACAAGCGCATGCGGGAGATCGAGCGCCGCGCCAATGCGTTCGGGAAGTCCATCGGCAGTTCCCTGCGCGGCGTGGCGGGTCAGTTCCTTGCGTTCGCGGGCGTGACGCTGTCCGTTGGCGCGGCGGTGGAGGGGCTGAAGCACTCCATCGACATCGCGGACGAAACCCGCGACCTGTCCATCCGCCTCGGGGTAAGTACCGAAACCCTTTCCGCGTTCCGCTATGCAGCACAGCAGACCGGCACGGACATGGACACGCTGGCGAAGGGGATGAAGATCTTCGCCAAGAACGCGGCGGACGCGCTCAACCCCAAGAGCCAGCAGGCGCAGATTTTCAAGGCGCTGGGCGTCGATGTCGTCGATGCGCAAGGCAAGCTCAAGGACTTGGGCGTGCTGCTGCCGGAGGTGGCCGACAAGTTCAAGGTGTTGCAGGACGGCACGACCAAGGCCGCACTTGCGCAACAGTTGTTCGGCAAATCCGGGCTCGACCTGACCGAGTTCCTGAACCAGGGCAAGCAGGGCTTGGATGCGTTCGCGGAAAAGGCGCGCGAGCTTGGCCTCATCATCAGCGAGGACACTGCCGCCAAGGCGGATGATTTCAAGGACACGCTGGGGGATTTGAGGGGTGTCCTGCAGGGCGTGGGGCTGCAGGTTGCTTCCGAGTTGCTCCCGACTCTGAAAGACCTGGTTCGCGACCTCGTCGATCTCGTCAAGAACGGAAATCTCGCGTCTGACATCGCCTCCGTCATGGGCGCTGCCTTCCATGGCGCCGCTGGAATCCTCAAGGGCTACGAAAACGCCGTCAACCGCGTGTCGATCGCGATCGAGGGATTGATCGGCATCAGCGAAGGGCTTACCGAAGTCCAGAAGAATATCCAGAGCCTCGGCCTTGCCGGCGGCTCCGTTGCGGAGGGCTTCCGTAAGGCGCGCGATGCGGCCAAGGAAGGCCAAGCCCAACTTGATGCGCTGACCAAGCCCAGGGGCGCGCCAGCCGTTCAGTTCATCACGGCGGATAGCGGCAGCCTGCCGGACTCGGCACACAGGATGTCGGCCAGCGAAGTTGCCGCGCGTCAGCACGCCGATGAGCTGCAGAAGTCACTGCAAAAAGCCTTTGCCGGCCCGCCGGACAAGGGGCGAGGTGGCAAGTCGGACGCCGAGCGCAAGGCCGAGCAGGTCGCGCACGCGATCGAGCAGATGACCAAGGCCCAGCAGGACTGGGAAGCGGAACTCAACAAGACCGGCAACCCGATCGCCGACGAGTACGCCCAGCGTCTCCGGGAGATCGACGAGCAGGCCCAGCAGTTCAGCAAGGAAGGCGTGCCGGCCGACAAGGTCAAGGCGTTCGTCGATGAAATGACGAAGCTCGCCGGAGCGATGAAAGATGAGGACATCGCCAAGTTCCAGAAGGAGTTTAACGAGCAGACCGACGAGATGGTGGCGCGCTTCCAAGGCCCAGCGGCGGAAGCCATGCACACCTATCAGGTCGAGGTGAAGAAGCTCGATGATCTGCTCAAGGGCGGCACGATCACCCTCGACGAATACAACCAGCGCATCGGGGTGCTGCAGAAGGAGCGCGACGCGCCGGTCAAGTCGGTGCTGCAGGACATCCAAGAACAGACCGACATGCTCGGCCTGAACAACGAGCAGCAGGACACCTACAACAAGCTCAAGCAGGCCGGCGTTAGCGCGAACAGCGAGATGGGGCAGGCCATCATCGCCGCCAACGAAAACCTGCACGAACAAGCCCGCCTGATCTCGGACCAAGTGCAGGCGATGGACGGCCTGCGGGATGCCGCGCAAGGCTTCCGGAGCGATCTCGCGCACGGCACGAGCGTGTGGGATGCACTGAAGAGCGCCGCCTCCCGCTATCTCGACGTGCTGCTTGAAATCATGGAGAAGCGGTTCGTCGAGGGCATGCTCGGCGAATCCGGCAGCACGGGACAGGGTACGTCCGGCGGTGGCATCGCCAACTTCCTCGGCGGCTTGTTCAGCACGTGGTTCTCCTCCTCCTACAGCGCGGGTGCGAGTTCGGGTAGCACGGCTCCCTCGGGCATCAGCGGCCCCCGCGCGCTGGGTGGCCCGACGTTCGCCAACGCCTTCCACGAAGTAGGCGAGTCCGATCGCCCCGAAGTGTTGTTCTCCAAGGGCAAGGAGTGGCTCCTGCCCGGCAACCAAGGCCGCGTGATGCCGTTGGAACCTGCCATGTCGATGGGCGGGGGCGGGCAGTTCACGCAGAACCTCTATTTCCCCGCGCTCAACCGCGCTGACAACCGCTCCAAGCAGCAGGTTTCTCAGCGTGCGGGCGAATCCGCGCGCGAGGCCATGCGCCGCAACTCGGGCCGTCGATGACCTTTTACGCGATCCAGATCGAACCCTGTCCCGGTTTCGGATGGCAGGGCGGGGCGGAGTTCGACACCCTGATCTTGCCGATGGAGAGCGGGCGCAACCGCCGCAAGGTGCGCCGGGCCGTGGCCTTGCATCGCTATGTCCTGCCGTACAACAACATCTCAGCCGAGTTCGCGCGCGCGATCAAGCGCGTCCACATGGCGGTTCGTGGCGCCGCGCACACCTTCCTGCATCTGGATTACCTCGACTTCGAGGCAACGGACGAGCAGTTCGGGATTGGCGACGGAACGACCACCGTCTTCCAGCTCCAGAAGACCTATGACCCGGGCGGTGGCGCGACGTATGAGCGCGACATCACCAAGCCGGACACTACGGGCGCGATCGACGGCACGCCGCTGACGATCAAGAAAGGCGGGGTGCTGCAAAGCACCGGATATACGGTCAGCGCGGCCACGGGCGAAGTAACGTTCAGCGTCGCCCCAGCGGTCGGGGCGGTCCTGACGTGGTCAGGGCGGCACTACGTGTGCGTCCGCTTCAACCGCGACGACCTGCCGTTCACCATCGACAACAAGTCGGGGGATGTCTTCGTCACCAACGGCTCCTTGGAGTTGATCGAGGAGCTGACCGAGTAATGCCCAAGACCATCCCCAGCGCGCTGACGACCCACAAGGCCGGCGGCGTCATCAGCACGAGCCGCCTGCTCTACATCGAATGCACGAACGGCACCATCCTGCGGATGACGTCGATCAACCGAGATGAGCGATACGACGCCAATGATGGACTGGGGGAACAGACGTGGTACGCCGCGACTGGCGTGCAGATGTCCACGATCGAGGCGACCAACGACCTGAGCGTCGACAACGCCGAAGCCCGGACGTTCATGCCGGTCTACCCCATGCCCGGCATCTCCGAGGACATGGTCAACCGTGGCGAGCTGGACGGGGCGATTTACTGGGTCTACGAACACGACTACGAAGGCGGTGCTGCGGGCGAGCACGAAATCATGGCAAGTGGCGTCATCGGCCGCTGCCGGATGGAGCAGGGCTTGGTCGCCATCCCCGAGCTGCGGAGCTGGACCCAGCTCCTCGACCAGACCGGCATCATTTCGCAGACCTGCCTGGATTGCCGCAGCAAGCGGTTCGGTAGCCAGCCGGGCGAGGAACGCGAGTGGTGTGGCTTTAACGCCAACTACGAATGGGTGCCGTTCACCGTCACCGCCATCGGGGACGAAACGGTCCGCGAGTTCTACACGGACGACCTGCCCGAATGGCTGTTCCCGTCAGAAGACGGCGAGGGCTACTTCGCTCCTGGCATGGTCCGGATGTCGACCGGCGATAACGCGGGGGCCTCGATCGAGGTCGAGACGTTCATCCCTGGGGACAGTGCCGGCCAAGCCTATGTCGGGTTGCGCTTCACGATGCGTCGGCCGTTCCAAGTCGGGGATACGGGAGAAATCCGCCGCGAATGTTCGCGCAAGTTCACCGGCCACAACAGTTGTGACACGTTCTTCGGGGCGCAGAAGGGGGCGTTTTTCAACGGCGAGCCGTTCATCAACATCGGTGACAGTCCGGCCAATAGCATCCCCGGCGTGCATGTGCCCACCACCACAGGCGGCAACGGTGGCGGCACGACGTACAACCCGGGCGCGGGGACGAGCGTCGACGAGGGCGGCACCAATCCGGTTAGCACCTCCCCCACGCGCACCGTGGGAGCAACGGTCGTCGATCCGGTGGACTATGGCGCCGATCCGACGAACACGTCCGACTCGACGGCCGCCTTCAACGCGGCCTATGCGGCACTTCCTGCGGATGGCGGCATCGTCCGTCCGTCTGCGGGCACGTACAAGATCGACCCCGACACGATGATCCAGCCGGGGTCCTACACCATGCTGGATCTGGCGACGAACAACGTCACGTTGCGAGCCACATACACGACGGTCGATCACCGTTATGTCATCCAGCTCGCCGCGCTAACGGATGTCGAGATCGTAGGCGGCACGATTTACGGCTACCGCAATCTGGGGCCGGTGCCGGCTGGCACCACCGCCGAGTGGGGTCACTGCATCGCCTGCGGTGGCTCGCAGCGGGTCACGATCCGCGACATCGTGCTGCGCGAGGCGATGGGGGACGGCATCTCTGTCGGCGGAAACAGTGGTAACCCATCGCGCGACGTCATCATCAAGAACGTCAGCTCGATCGACAACCGCCGGCAGGGTCTGTCGATCGTCTACGTCAATGGCCTCACAGTGGATGGTGGCACCTTCGACGATACCACTGGCACGTCTCCCGAGTGTGGCATCGACATTGAGCCCGAGGCGAACCAGTACGCCAAGAACATCACGATTCAAAACGCCAGTTTCAGGGGCAACCATAAGTACGGGATCAATATCCTGCAGCGGTCGGATGGCGGCATCGTCGACCAAGTCACCATCAAGGGTTGCACGATTGGCGGCACCAGCGGCGATGGCAACAACAGCAACGGCCTTGTGACGACAGGCGGCTCAAACGTCATGGTGCAGGACAACACGATTTCCTATAACAGCGCAACCGGCATCGTCATCAACAACACGACCAACCTGGCGGTGGTGGGAAACAGCTTCAAGAACAACTATTACCGAAATGGGCCGACCACGCGCACGGAGCGCGATGTGACTGGCATCGAAAGCCCCTACACCGACAAGGACATTCTCGTCCGCAGCGCGGGTAGCGGCATGAACATCGGCACGAACCACTACCTCTCGAACTGATGACCCGTCTCCTCGGCCCTCCGCTCACTGACGCGGAGCGCGAACTCGTGCGCGTGGAAGCCCGTTTCATGCTGGGCACACCATGGCGACACAAGGGGCGGACGCAACGGGGCGTGGATTGCGTCGGGTTGCCTTGGCTCGTGCTGAACCGCGTCATCAGCGAAACGCGCGGCATCAAATTGCCGAAGCCTGCCGATGACTATGGGCGGCGTCCATTCAACCGGAGGCTACAGGCGGAACTCACCGGCTGGCTTGGCGCGCCCGTGCCGATCGAGCGCGCTGACATCGTGACGATGGCCTGGGGCGGCGATGCCCACCACGTCGGAATTGTCGTGCCGCATCACTTCTATCCGTTTGCATTGATCCATGCGGACAACACTGCGGCCGGCGGGCCGCGTGTCGTTGAGCACGGCGTGGACGCGCGCTGGCGCAGCTGCATCCTGGAGGGCTGGCGCCTGTGACCAAGCGCCGATCCGAAATGACGCCAGTTGCGCGAGGCGGTCGAAATTCTGACGACAACGTCCAGCTACTCAGGGCGATCTGCAACTTGCGGAAAGGAGCCATGACCCACGTGGAATACATGGCGCGCAAGGAGCGTGCCTAAATGTCCGGCGCGCAAATTGGCGGCTTCATTGGTGGCGTCATCGGGAGCTACTTCGGACCCGTTGGCGGCTACATCGGCTCCGCAATCGGCTCGTACATCGGCGGCGTCATCGACCCGACGATCTACAAGGGGCCGTCCATCGGCGACGCCCAGCAGCAGGCCAGCACCACCGGGATGCCCATTCCCAAGATCTACGGGCATTCCCCGCCGATCGCGCCCACCTTGATCGACGGCGACAAGATCGCGCGAAAGGTCAAGCACACGCAGGACGTGGGCAAAGGATCGACACAGAAAACGGAAACGGAAGGCTGGGTCGCTACGCGCTTTTTCGTCGTCTGCGAGAACCCGGACGGCGATGCGCGGATTGCCCGGATCACCCGCAACGGGAAGCTGGTCTACAGCGCCATCGCGGGGGATGAACTGGACGCCGACAGTGCGACGTTCATGCAGCAGTTCACCGAGTACACGGGCGGACCAACTCAAGGTCCTGACCCGTCGCTGGAGGCAATCCACGGCGTAGGCAATACCCCGTACTACCGCAAGCGCCTGTGTTTCATCGTACGCGACGATGACGAGACCCAGACACAGGGAATGGCGAACCAGTACCGCATCGAGGTCATCTCGAACGGCGCCTTCTCCGACTGCAGCGATCAGGGGCCGCTTTTCTACTGGCCCCTCGCGGGCGATGGCCGGGAACTGATTCAGGGCAAGGATGGCGTCATCTCGGGCACGAGCGGGGGCGGCGCGCTGCGCGCGGGGAGTGACGGCTCTCTCTCGTTCGATGACCTGTCGGATTACTTCCTCGCAGATTATCCAGACATCTTCCGCATCACCGCGACGGACGACTGGACGGTTTCTGCATGGGTGGTCGTGACTGACAACGACTCTGGCGGCTCGGTCATGAAGAACGTCGCCACCCTATTCGCAGACCCTCAGTCGGGAACCTACAACTTCTCGCTGCAGCTACGCGATGCTGGCAGTGGGAACATGACGCCGGCCGCGTCCTGGAGCACAGACGGAACCAATTCATCCTTTCTTACGGCGAGCACACCGCTTGGCGTTGGGGAAGCGGCGCTCATCACGTTCACCTACACCTATGACGGGACGGGGGGGCAGGGCACCTTCGCCCTTTACGTCAACGGGCGCCTCGCGGACTCGTCGCATGAAACGGGGCCGGACTGGTCGGGCCGCTACATGACCTCGGGCGGATATGCCTATCCGTCCAGCTACGGCTTCATCGGGGCGACGTCAGACATCACGATCTGGAACCGGGCGTTTACCGCGGACGAGGTCGCCGACAGCTACATCAATTCCGACGACTACCTGCCGCTGCCCGATCTGCCGGGCGCCTATGTCGGGCGAAGTGGTCAAGTGGTGGGGGCCTGTCGCCCGACGGTCACGCCGGACGCGGTGCTGTGGAAGGACGTGGCAACAGACATCGCGGGCCGGGCAAGCACCTTGCTGCCCGATCGCCTGCACGTAGAGAGCATGACCGACGAGGTGCCCGGCTATGTGCTGGGCAATGCCACGCTCACTGCCTCGGATTACCTGCGCACCCTGTGCGCGTTCTACTTCACCGACCTCGTGGAGAAGGATGGCGGCATCCATGCCGTGCGCCGCGGCGGGGCGATTCAAACCTCGATTACCGACGACGACCTGTTGCTCGTCGAGGACGAGGATGACACCACCCGCCAGCAGGAGTCGATCGACGGCTGGCAGCGCGTCACGGTCATCTATCCAGACCCGTCGAACAACTACGTCCCGACCTCGCAGACCGCGCCGCGCAGCAGCCCTGACATCCTCGCGGGGAGCGAAGTCAACATCGAATGTCCGTTCCCCTTCGACCATGACACGGCGAAGCAGAAGGCGGACATCCTGCAGAAGATCCGCTACATGCAGATCGAGGGCGGCTTCAAGCGCGCCCTGCCTGCGGAGTTCAGCAAATACATTCCCAGTGATCCGGTCATGTTCAACGACCGGCGTCACATCATCACCAAGACCAGCAACGACGACTCGATGGTGCGCTGGGAGGCCACCTACGATCGCGCCAGCGCCTACGTATCAGCCGCCAAGGGGTCCCGGGCACCAGCGCCGACGCCGCAGACCAGCAACCTCAAGGGTCCGACGATCTTCAAGGCGATGAACTCGCCATCCCTGAGTTCCGACATGAACACGCCGGGCCTGCTGATCGCCGCGCGCGGCCTGCTCCCGGGGTGGTCTGGCGCGAACCTCAAGATCTCGCTGGACGGTGGGGAAACCTACTTCAGCGCCCTCACGTTGCAGCGTCAGGCGGTCATGGGCCGGATCTTGGCGTCGGTCGGGGCGAACAGCGACAGTCTGCAGGTCGAGCTTTGGGGCAACGACCTGCTCGAAAGCGCCTCCACTGCGCAGCTAGCGGCCAACGCCAACTTCTTCACCGTCGTGACTAACGACGTGATGGATATCGGCCAGTTTGCCAATGCGTCGGAGGATTCCAATGGCGACTTCGACCTATCGTCGATTGCATGGGGGCAGGTCGGCACCACGGCTGCGGCCCACACGCGCGGCGACACGTTCGTCCTACTGGAGCAATCGACGCTGTCGTTCCTGCCGATCGACATCTCGTTTGCCGGCCAGACCATCTGGCTATGGCCGATCACGTTCGGGACCGCGGAAGACCAGAACCCGAAGTATTCGTTGGTCTTTAACCCGCTGATCTCCGGACCGCAGACCTACGCCTTCTACACCAACGCCAGTGGCGAGAAGTACGCCGACGCCAATGGCTCCTATTACTACGAGGTCGTCTAACCATGCCCCAGCTTGGAGGCAGCAGCGCGTCGCCCGTCAGCGCGCCCCTGACCGGCACCCTGGAAGTGCCCTTCCGCAATGACACCTACGGTACGGCGCAGGACATCGCCAATCTTGCCGGAGCGCCAGCGGCCTCTGTCGAATTCGCATCGGATGCCGACATCACGCTGACACAGGCGCAGTATCAGGCCGAGTCCATCACGTTCACCGATTCCCCGACGACGCTGACGACCGGGCGCAATGTGGTGTTCCCGGCCCACTTCCCCACCAAGTACGTCAAGAACAGCACCTTGCAAACCCTGACCCTGAAGAAGTCGGGGCAGACCGGCGTCACGATCGCCGCGGGTGGTACGGCCATCGTGGCGTCCGGCACGTCTGACGTTGTAGTCGGTCCTGGCGCGTCAGCGGTCACGTCCGTCAATGGTGTGTCCGGTGCGATCACGGTCTATGACACGTGGGGCATCGCGGTATCGGACGAAACGACGGCGATCACCGCCGGCACGGGGAAGATGACGTTCTATGCGCCCTATGCCTGCACGATTGACGAGGTATTTACAGGCCTCTCGACGCAGTCGTCGTCTGGCGTTGTGACGACTAACGTCAAGAAGAATGGAACGACGATCTTCTCCACTAGTCCAAGCATTGACGCCAGCGAAGACACCAGCCTCACTGGCACCGCGGCGGCCCTGAGTACGACGGCGCTGTCAAAGGGCGACAAGATCACGGTAGACATCGACGCCGCCGGCACTGGCGCGAAGGGGCTGAAAGTATTTTTCAGGGTCCACTACTGATGTTCCTGCTCAGCCCCTATTCCTACTCAAGCGGCCCGTCCGACCCGAACTTCTCCAACGTGGTGCTTCTCCTTCACATGGAGGGCAGTAACGGCGGCACGTCGTTCCCCGATAGTTCCTCGTCAGCGCATTCCTGCACCGGGCTAACCAGCACCTCGACCAGCACGACACAGGTCAAGTTCGGCTCTACCTCGTGCTTCGTCAACTCGGATAGTGGTGGCGTCTCTGTCGGGGCTAGTTCTGACTTCGGATTCGGGACCGGAGACTTCACGATCGAGGCGTGGTGCTACGCGACCAACGTCACCTCGCGCCTGAACACCATTTTCGACTGCCGCGTCAGCGGTACAGGCGTGCAGCTATTCATTGGCGGTGGTGCTTTCACCGTACCTGCCAGCTCGATCGGCTGTTCCAGCAATACCGGAATCCTGGCAACGGGAACCGGCGTGTCTGCGAATACTTGGCTGCATTGCGCCCTCACTCGCTCCGGCACGACGCTCCGGGGCTTTGTAGGGGGAACGCAGGCGTTCAGCGTTACCGACTCGCGGACCTATGCGTCCTCGACAGCCATCTATGTGGGCCGAGACAACGCCGGCACGTCCCTGCAAGGCTTCGGCGGCTATCTGGACGACGTGCGCGTCACGAAGGGTGTGGCGCGCTACACCTCGAACTTCACGCCGCCGACCGCTACCTTCCCGGACCACTGACGGGCGGCAACCAATTGCTGCGCCGGGCGTTCGAGGTATTGGTAGGAGAAATGCGCCAGCAGGCCGGACGACAACGCAGTCATGCCTACCGTTTCCTGCCACGAGCAGCCGGCGTGATAGAACACGGTCGAGATCGGGAAGTGGAACAGGTAGATACCGTAGGAAATCCGGCCGATGTAGGCCAGCGGCTTCCACCCAAGCACGTTCCCCGGATTGGCCGTGCCCCATAGGATCATGGCAACCGACAGCCATTCGGCAAACGTGGTGGCGAATACACGCTGCCCATTCCATACGCTCGCCCACATGCCCCACACGCATAACGGGATCAGCAGTGCCCACCAGCGGCTTTTTATCTGCGGCACGAAGGCCAGCAGCGAGCCGAGGATCAGCCCCGAGCAGTGCGTGTCGAAGCGATACCACGTCGCCATCATGTTATCCAACTGAACATGGTTGTAGAGCCGCCACACAGTGTCCGTGATGTAGGCTGCGGCGAGCAGGTAGACGACCACGCGCGGCGGACGGAGCTTGACTAGCAGCGCCACGATCAGCGGCCACAGCAGGTAGAAGTGCTCCTCTACCGCGAGCGACCAGGTGTGCATCAGGAAGCCGCGCACACCGAACACGCCCATCGCGTAGTCATTGAGGTACAGGGCGGTGAGCAGCGCATCGCGCCAATGCGGGTATCCCGGCACTAGCTGGGGAGCCACCAATAGGTAGCCTGCCAACATCAGCAACATGGCCGGGTAGAGACGAGCGGCGCGGCGCAGGTAAAACCGACCGAACTGGATGCCGTCCGCACGCGCCTGCTGGAGCAGGATCGACGTGATGAGGAAGCCGGACAGGACGAAGAACACGTCCACGCCGAAGTATCCGGGGTAGAGCGCCACCCAGCCGCCGTGCGAGGCCACCACGCCCAGCACCGCCAGCGCCCGTATGCCATCCAAGGCCGGGTTGTATTTCATTCGGCGGGGAATGGATCTGTCGGCTGCGTGAACTGCAAGTCGTAAGGGACATAGCCAGGGTCGCCGGGATGGCTGACCTTTACGTCCGAGATGAAGCCGTGTGCAGGTGCATCCGCGCGCCGGATGCAGACTTCATCGACCCGGTCGACCTCTCCCTTCTTTAGGCGGTAGGTCACGGTCATGGTGTGCCAGCCACTCTCCGGCTCGACTTTCCCCATCGCCGTGGCTTCGGCGTGCAGGGCTTCCAGTGCGCTCGTCAGTTTCTCGTTCATACCCTCACCTTACCGCCATGGATGCGGCAGTCTGTAGGAAAAGTCCCACTTCCTTGTCGGAGCGGGAAGGGGCGCTTGGCGGGACACGTCCCATGAATTACCCACGATCCTGCTCCAAGCCGCGCCATTCCTAGGTCCGAGAATCCTATTTCCGGCACCACTTGTCAAATCCGGCCTGCTCGTCTTTGCCCGGATTCTCCCCTAAGCGCCCGTCAGTCCTAGACTTTCGGGCGTTTTCATTTCCGCGCTCGCCCGTGTTTGCCCCGGTCCGCCCGCGCACACTCCCCACGAATTACCCATACGATGCTCTCCATGGCGAGCATCCAGAAACACGGTTCCAAATGGCGCGTGCAGGTTTACGCCAACGGCACCCGCGACTCCCGAGTCTGCCGCACCCGGCAGGAAGCCTCCCAATGGGCGCTCACGCGCGAGGCCGAGCTGTCCGGTAAGAAGCTGCCGGACAAGTCCTTCGCGGACGCCCTGAAGCTGTACGCGGAACAGGAAGCGCCTAAGCACCGGGGCGTGCGCTGGGAGCTGATCCGGCTGAAGTCGCTTCAGGACGACGACCTCGCCAAGCGCAAGCTCGCGGGCCTCTCTGACAACGACTTCGCCGACTGGCGCGATGCGCGGCTGAAGAAGGTCAAGCCGTCCACGGTCGCCCGTGAAATGAACCTGATCAGGTCGGTGCTGGAGTTCGTCAGGCTGCCGCCCTATCGGTGGATCCGGGCCAACCCCATGATCGACGTGAAATGGCCGCAGACGCCGCCAGGACGCGCCCGAAGGGTTCACCCGGACGAAGTGACCGCCATCACCAAGGCGTTCGCTGTGGAGCGACTGGAAGCGTCCACGACGGCCACGCAGCGGGTCGGGCTGGCGTTCCTGTTCGCGCTGGAGACGGCAATGCGGGCCGGCGAGATCGTCGGGCTGCGCTGGGAGAATGTCCGGCTGCACGAACGCTATGTGATCCTGCCTCGCACGAAGAACGGGGACCGGCGTGAGGTGCCGCTGTCGAAGCGGGCGGTCGAGATCCTAGAAGCCCTGCCGGTGACGGACGCTCCCGTATTCGCGCTGGATGAGTTCAGCCGGGACACGTTGTGGCGCAAGACCCGACCGAAGGCGCTAAAGGATCTGCATTTCCACGACTCGCGCGGGGAGGCGATCTGGCGGCTATCCAAGAAGTTGGACGTGTTGCAGCTCGCGCGCGTTATCGGCCATCGGAACCCGGCGAGCCTGATGCTCTACTACCGCGAGAGCGCGGCCGAGATGGCTACGCTGCTCGATTAGCCTTCACAAACTCTTCTGCTGCCTTGCGTACATGTGCAGGCACCAGATTGCTGCGGTCGGTCGGGTCCGGAAGCCATTCAGTAATCCCATATTGCCTAGCCACCCAATCCATTGCTTCAGGAATGGATTTATCTCGGCTGCCAGAAAACGTCTTGTAGCCGTTGTCCATCCAGTGGGATTGGGGGTCTGTTTTGAAATGAGGCGAATAGATCTGTGCACGCGCATATCGCCCGCCTCGCCCATTTTCGGTGGGATGGTAGAGAATCGCCACATCAGACTGACCGCCGAATCGAAGCAGCATTCCGTGTGTGTTGACGATCCGCGCGGCTCGCAAGGCTTCAGACAGTTTGCTCATTGGCTGATTTTACTCATGCCGCTCGATTAGCACGCGCCTGCTCCTCAGCCCACTTGTCCACGGCCGACTTGCGCCAGGATCGGGTTTTGGGGTTCTGCGATGGAAAGTCCGGCAGGCAGGCGATGCGCTCCAAGAAGCCGCGCCTGTTCACCTTGCCGTCCGGCGTGGTCATGCCGAGGTGCAGGGCGCAGGCGTCGGCCGAGAGCCAACAGTCGCCGGCCATCACAGCAGCCAGCAGTTCTAGGGTTTGGTCTTTATCGCTCATCCTGCCATCCAGACGTGGGCGTGGTGGTTAGGCATCGGCTGCCTCCTCGCGGAGCGCGTCAATGGCGTATTGCGGCACGTTGTAGCCAAGCGCACGCAGGGCCTCTAGGCGGTTCGCGCATTCCTCGGCGGTGTCGTCGTTGAATGATTCGCCGTCATGCGGCAGGCCAATAGCCTGCGTTTCGGCGTCCTCGACCATTTGCGTGACCTTGTCATGCCGATCGAACCAAGCCTGCATGTTCTGCGGATCCCACGACACCGGGGGCGGCAGTGGCTCCTTGAACACGTAGCGCCCGCCCGCAACATGGGTGGTGAAACCGCCGCACACGTCCTCATAGACGTACACGTCGCATTGGTAGTCATCGGATGACCAGCGGCAGTAGCTCACGACTTCCCCTCCCCACCAGGCACGGGAACCAGCGCGTCACCGATTTTGCTCGCGCAGTAATGCCACGCCTCGGAAGCCTGCTTGTGGCGCGAGTGGTCGCCGCAGCCTTGGAAATCTTCGGCAAGCCCCTTCACCCGTTCCTCCATCCCCCGCAACCGCTCGTAATCGGCGAGGAAGGTTGATAGGACAAATTCAAGGTCTTTGGCGCAGTCCTCGACGTAGATGCGCGTGCCGTCATTGCGTTTCGCAGTGGCACGCCACTCCGCAGGCAAAGCCCGCAGGCGTTCGATGTCGGTCATGGGCGGTCCTTAAGGGCGCGCTTAGACGCACGCCAGTCGCGGTTTCGTTGCTTGGCGCATTCGCGGCAGACCCGCCCGCGCCCCGTGGTCGGCTTGAGGTTGTCGCCCACAAATTCGTGGCCGTTCTTGCAGTGGGTTTCTTTCTGCAACGGGAGCCTGCCCTTATCGGCGGCATCCCTGATGTTGTCGGAGTTCGTCCCCAGAAACAGGTGCGCGGGATTCACGCAGGCCGGGTTGTCGCACCGATGGCACACGAACAGGTCAGGCGGGGCTTGCATGATGAATCGCGCCGCGACCCACGACTTCTTCGTCTCGGGGTCGTAGTAGTACGCGCGGTCGTTGTGCTTCCCGGAGAGGCGGCCCCGCCAGTACCAGCATTCATCAGCCCCGGCCTTCTGGACGAAATCCCAAATGCGGTGAGTGTCAGCAACCACGCCATCAACAACCGCATCCCGCCCATCCCGCTCCCGCTGGGCCGCGAGTTGGGATT